CCCCCCCCTTACCCCTCTCGGTGGTGGGACGCCGCACCTCCCGGTGCGTGGTTACGCCGCAGCCATGTCACCCCTACCGGATCGGGGTTAGTGGTTGCGCGGCCCAGCGCCAGTGTCCAGCTGGCGTTGGTGCTTCCTTCCTACGGGCAGGGTCCCTAGTTGCGTCTCCTGGGGCGCGGGATCCGCGACGGCCGTTGGGCCGCCGCAGGTCGCCGCCGCCGCCTACGCGGTTGTCCTGCTGCCATCGTTGGTGCCGGTATCCGGGTTGAGCGGGGCGCGGGGCCAAACTCCAAGTTGGCCATCCGCGACTCCAGCCTGCGCATAGTTGCGTCGGTGTCCGGTGGAGATGGTCTGGGAGCTGTTGGTTGTGCTCCCCAGTTGGCGATTTGCTGGCCTACAACTGGTGCCGCCGCTTTGACTGCGGGGGTGAGCCACTCTATCGCCTTAGGTATGAGTGAGCTCAGTCCGGCTATCAGGGAGCCGAAGAAGTTGTAGGAGGCCGGGTAGGCGTCCATCATCCCGTGACGAAGACGGTAATAGGCGTTGATGGCGGCCTGGTCTGGCTCAGCGGATGGCTCAACGAAGAGCGCAAAGCTGGAACCTATGGAGGCCTGCATCTCGTACCCATGAATCATCTTCATCTCGAGGGTGGCGGACGCCGACATGCCTCGGAAGAGTATCCATGAGGAACTCAAATTTGGTGAGTTCCCCGAGTTGATTCGCCGCGCGGATGAATTTTCCCACGGGGCGAGTCTTGTGCCAATGGTCCAGGTCACGGGTGCCCCTGTCTGAAACTGAGCAGTGGTTCCGTAACATGTTTCTGGACTATTGCCAACCACATACTTGTTGACCGGCTGGCACATGCCCAGCACCGAGAACGCTCCCTTCGTGGCTTTCTGTTTGTAGAAGCCAGGTGAAACTTGGGCCAGCACGTTGGGCTGGGTAGGCAATGACTCAATTAGCATCGCCTGGGCATTGCGTGTCGGGAAGCCTGGTGCCCCCGCCACGTCTTGGACAGTTGAGTCTAGTTGTTCCAACCTTTGCTGCGAGCAGTAGACCATACCTTGGTCCGCAACGCTCGGAGCATTCAGCTCTACGGTTGCTGATCCGTAGAGTTGGCGCCAACGCGCAACGTCAGTGTCCCATCTGGTAAAGTCATAGGATGGGTTGATGACGCTAGTAGCGTTGGTGGCAGCTGCTGCAATAGTTGGGTCAGCTGCTGTAGAAGGCCACTTCCAGTAGAGGTAGGGGCATTCTGCGTTAGGTTGTACCAAGAAGAGACAGTTCCAAGTGTCAGTAGAATTAGGACTAGCCACTGTCTCCGTGTTACGGAACTCAATGACTGTCGAAGGGTACGTTTCGTTGTCGGGCATTCCTCGGACTGGTCCAATGGCCTGTCCGGGTGGATGGATAGCCTTCTCGAGCCATGCTCGACCTGTATCCGTGTCTCCGAGTTTGGTGTAGTCGATGGTAAAAGGATTTCCGCTGCTGGTTGCATCGTTGTTAGCCATATCTCGCAAGACCCACAATTAGAGACCACGTCTCTGCCCTCAGGCGCTGTTGTCGCCTGCAAAGTGTAGGTGGTAGGTGGCCCAGTCCTCCTGACTGGTGTGGGCTAGGCGGAGGTGGCTTCTTTCCATAGCCACCTGCTCCGCTGGTGTTATACCCCACGCCACCTCCATGGAAGCCCTAGACTCCTCCGTGACCTCGCGGACCGCTAGGTGCGCTCGGTCGGGTTGCCACGCCTCCATTCTAGCTCGCTTGAACGCCTCCAGTTGTTTCCAAGTCTTGTGTGCCCCCCCCGCCTCTATCATGGATAGGGCGAGGGCCTGCATGACAGGCACTCCAATGGCGCTAGCAAGCTCACACCGCCCGATGGATGTTACCAGGCGGGGGAAGAAACTCTCATGGTGTGGTAGTACAGTCCATTGGGAGCGGATCATGAACCGCTCGGGATTCCGGACCATACGCCACCCCACGCCGTCCCAGACCGGGCGGCACTGGCAAAACTCACAGTGCTCCAGTTGGAACGCCCACTCCACTTTCGACTCCATGCCCCACCGCAAAAACCAGGCGGTCGGGTCCAGGTGCGCTGCTTTGGCCGCGTCCTGCTTGTCGAATACCACTACGGAATCATCGCCGTCCACGTAGAAGCAGGCTTTAACACCTGCCTCACGGGCCCACGTGTGGAGGAGAGCGTAGTTAATCACACAATTGCCCAGGGCTGTATTCATGTCCCCAGACATCCGGGTGCCAGCGGTGTGGTACCGCGTCCCATTCTTGGTGGCACCCTTGTTGGTCAGTTGATACTTGAGCAGTTTGGCCAGTTCCTTACTGGGGCACTTCCGCAGGTACAAGTTATGTTCGTACTGCAGAAGTGTTTTGTTGACATGTGCGTCCCAGTTCGATTGGTCCAAGAGGAGAAAGACTGGGTTGTCAAACTCCTTGGATTTTTCGTACAGGTCGCTGGCTCGCTGCGTGCTGTTCCTGGACTTCGCGTAGACCGGGGTGCCGCTAGCATCCAACACGTTGACATACAGATCGTGCTCCATGGGGTGCACGTACTTGCCAAGCTCTAAACCATAGCGCTTGGTGCGAAACTGTATGCAGCGTGGTGCCTTCGGCTTGAAGTCTTCGCCGCTGTGGTACTTGTCAGCCTTCAGAAACATCCTGACCTGGCCATCCCTGAATTCCAACGGGTCAGCCATGAGTGAGTCGTACGCCCTCTCAAACTCTTTGCGCTTCGCGCCTCCGTAGTAGTCAATCACTTTCTTTCTGGTCCATGGTTGGACCGGAGTGAGTGAGTCTTCCGTCACATCCAACTCCTCCCAGCTGCGCTGTGCGGACGGCACCTTAGCTTGGTGCCGACACGTGAGGGCCAATTCCTCATTGCAAACGCAGTCGGAGTGAGTGACGACTATCTCCGAGGTTGGCATCCCTTCCAAGATGCGCCTTGAGGTCCGGCGTGTCAAACACAGCCCGGACCCGGCCTGATACCTGGAGCCCTCCGCTACCACGCCCTTACTGAGGGCGGAGCCAAGACAGACTCCAGGCAGGCCCGGGCTGGCCTAATCGGCCAGCTTGGACGTTCGGAACGTGCCCAGCAGGGAGTGGCCACTGTGGCCAACTATCCCTTGTTTGACGAACTTGGCATTCTTAGCCCGAAGTTCGTCCTGAGCTGGGTTCTTGAGGGTTTGGCGGACTGAGTCCTCCAGGTTGTCGATCAGCATGGCTATCTTAACTGCGCCGATTATGAGTTCATACCGGCGCTCATGCGTCATGTCCGTGCAGTCATACCGTTCCAAGAAGCGCTTGGCCTTGCCCACAAGTTGGGCGAGCAGGGCGTCGTTGCGCGGTTTCAACAGAGCTTCGACCTTGAGAAAATAGGCCAGCTCAGAGTCTACGTCGGCAACTAGGCGCTGCATCTGGCGCCGATAGCATCTCTTGGTTCGGGCTTCTACACGGACTGCTTCCGTGCTGTCAGCTTTCATGGGCTTCTCGACATCCTGGATTACGCCCCCCCACCGCGATGTTTTAACGGTGGACGGCCCCCAAAATTGAGGAGCGGGGCGCGGTTTCTGGGAAGGGCCACTGGTTGCCTGGGCGGAAGCGACGCCAGAGCTCGTAGAAACTTGAGAGCTCTGCTGGCGTGACCCCGCTGAGGTGGCTTGCGAACCAGCCCCTGTCGTTGGCGCAGCCTGTTGATTCGGCCGCGAGGTAGCTGGTCCAGAGCCTTGCGACGGTCCGGCGATGCCTGGCCCCGAGGCCGCCACGGTGGGGGCGGCTGGGGTTGGGTTGGACGGTTTCGAAGTAGTGTTCGAAGATCTGACTGCCTGGTGGCGTTGTGAACCTGTAGACAGTTGCGATTGCTTCTTCCACTTCTTCAACCCGCTCGTTGAATCCTGCTTCGCCTGGACGTAGCGGCTTAGGTCGGGCACGCTCGAGCTCAGCTTGCTCGGCCCAGCTAGGCTGCTGCAGCTCTGCCTCCTGCTGTCTGGCAGAGAACGTCTCCCAGTATCCCTTGTAGTCCGCTTTGCGGGCTGGGGAGATCGGCCGTGGTCTCTCAACCAATCCCGCTCCACTCTTAGCTGGATCGATTGAAAGTTGCGTTGGTCTGGCCGCCTGCCCACCCACCTTCCCCTCCACCAACCCCGATGTCCGGGCGGTGGTGGTGTCCTGTCCCGCCGGGGCACGTTGAGCTGCCCCGCGTCCCTCACGGCCGCTGGTCGGCCGGCCGGCTTGGAGGCTTTGACGGGCCCCCAAGTCTTCTTCCCTTTCCCGCGCACTACCTGCCACCCGCCTGTAGGGCCCTGGGGCGCCCCTCCACTGGTCGAGCATGTGTTGCTGCTCGGCCCTGGACGCCTCGGCCCACGCTGTGGGTAGTGGGTAGTCGGTGGTTTCGGCATACTTGCGTTCGAT